ATGGTAAACAAAGATCTGTATAACCTTCTGGATAAGGGAATTGCGCTTAGTCCGCAAAACGTGACAGGCGCGACAACGATCAATGGCGTCACGATCAGTATAGGTGGCTACAATGCCGTAGCGTTCAGCGTCATGAGCGGTTCCGTCTCCAACGGGACGTTCTCGTTCAGGCTGCAGCACGGCATGTCGCCCGACGGGTCCGATATGGCAGACGTGGCATCGACTGATCTGATCGGCTCATTCGTGAGCTGGACGAACGCAGATTCCTTCAAGATACAGCGGGTGGGCTACCAGGGCACCAGGAATTACGTGCGACTGGTATGTACCACGACTGGCGGAACCGTCGGCGGGCTGATCGCGGCAGATGCAGAGCTCGGGTACCGGCGCTATGGCGCCAGGCTGGTGACCCCTGCAGCCACTGAGCCGCTGTCGCTGACGGACGCGAAAAAACACCTGCGCGTCGAACATGCGGACGACGACGCGTACCTGACTGATCTGATTGCCGCCGCCCGGGAGCGAGCTGAGGAATACGCCAGCATGGCGTTCGTCACCCAGACCTGGGACCTGATCATGGACGTACCTGGCAAGTGCATCGATCTGCCCCGGTACCCGCTGCAAAGCGTGACCGGCGTATACGTGATCAGCGACAGTGGCGTCGAGACTGCCGTTGACCTCGGCATTTACCGGATCGATACAGTCTCGTCTCCCGGCCGGGTCTTCCTCAGGCAGGGGCAGTCCTGGCCCGCGCGTGCCGACACCGCAGGGTTCAAGGTGCGCTACGTGGCCGGCTATGCCTCAGCAAGCGCCGTGCCGTCGCCGATCAGGCAGGCGATCAAAGAGACAGTCGCCCACTGGTACGAGAACCGCTCGTCCCAGGAGATGCCAGCCGATGTCAACAGTCTGTTGAGCCTCTTCAAGGTGGAAACGTAAATGATCGAGCCGGGAGCGCTTAACAGGAAGGTGACGATCCAGTACAATGCCGGTACGGCCGACGTGCTGGGCGGCTTGAACAAGAGCTGGGCGACGCTGGCCACGGTCAGCGCCTCCGTGGAGATCCTGGATTCCAAAGCGGTGACCTACGCGGCCCAGCGAAACGTACAGGCCACTCTCAAGGTCACAGTTCGTTACCGGCCTACGTGGACACTGTATAATGCTACCTGCAGAGGCAGGCATCTGCGGGTGATCTACGACGGCCGCACGTTTGGCGTCATCGGGATAAACGATCTGGGTGAGCGACAGGGGATGGTCGAGCTGACGTGCGAGGAATTGCCGTGATGACCCAGGTCGAAGTTACCGGCGCTCGCGAGGTCATCGATCGGACGGCCGGGATTAGCGCTGGCATAAGTGGCAGGACCAGGAAGGCGATCGTAGAGATAGCCACGGCTATCAAAGCCTATGCATCTGGTGGCGGCCGCAAGGTGAATGTCACCTATGATGGAGATGGCATGGGTGCCACCGTTGCCCTGGTGCCTGATGTCGGCCGATCGGAGGTCGATGCGGCCACGTTCAGTTGGGCGGTCAAGAATGGTGTAGAGGAAATCGTGGGAGGAAGCGGATAATGACAGTCCTGATAGCTTATCAGAAGGCGCTGAAAAGCGCCATGGCGGCAAACGCCCCGCTGATGTCGATGATCACCGGCATCTACGACTACTTCCCGGACGACGCGGCCCTGCCGTACGTCGTATTCGGGGAGTCGTCGGAAACTCCGAACGATCCTATCGGCGCCGCGGCAGGAACTCGCATGAGCGACGTCACGATGACGATCGAAGTGTTGAGTGACGCGCCCGGCCGGCTGGAGTCGTTGACCATCCTTGACGCGGTGGAAACCGCGCTGGACGTCAGCCTGACGCTCGACAAGGGCGTGGCAGTCGGCCGGCCGGACATACGAATCATGAAAGCATCGCCAGATGAGACGACGGGAATCTGGAAGATCCCCGTGGAAGTACACCAGCTCATATCCAACATTTGAGCAGGTTGAGTCAGGACAAAACAAAGAGAGGTGTAAAAAATGGCAATAGTAACTGGATCGAACTCCAAGGTAATGATAGGATCGAACACAATCGGCAGCATCACGAGCGTATCGTTCAGCCCTGAGGCGGAGATGAATGATGTGACTGCGCTGCAGGACACTGCCAAGAAGGTCCTTCCGGGAACGATGACGTTTTCGGGCAGCGTGACCTGCAAGCTGGACACGGCGGACACCAACGGCCAGGTGGCGCTGATCAACGCGTTCGTCAACGGAACCCAGCTGACCTTCAAGATCTACACGGACGTCGCGGGCAACCGCTACTGGACAGGCAATGGCTACATCAAGTCCATGCCTCACAAGATCGCCGGCGGTAAGGCCGTCACCGAGGTCGAGTTCCAGTACGAGAGCGACGGTACCTGGACCTACGCGAGCGCGTGAACGTAAACGAGCCGGCAAGGAGGAACCATGGCTAACTATGTGACCGGCAAGGACGCGGCTGTGTACGTCACGTCCTCGCCGAGCGTACTGATGGCGTCATTCCAGGCGACGACTACCTCAGACAGGTACACCTACTCGATCACCAATCAGGTGTACCGCTACTGGGACCCGAACGCGACGGTCCAGGTACAGGTCAACGGGGCGGCGCCTGGCGTGGGCTACAAAGTGCAGCATTGCGGGGGCAAGCTCATCTTTGCTTCCCAGCTTGCGCCCGGCGATGTCGTGACCGTGAAGTGCAACTACTTCCCCTACTCGAAGGTAGCAGGGGCCAACACGGCCACGCTGACCCTGGAGCGAGAAATGATCAAGGATACCAGGCTCGGCGATTCGTGCCAGCGCGTGATCCCCGGTCCCAAGAATGCGACGATATCCCTCGAGCAGGCCTGGACGGATGCGACGTTCTACGGCATGCTCACGAGCGGCAGGCTCGTGGGGATCGTGGTCCACGATGCAGGCACCTACAACGTCGATAGCACGGCCGGCGGCCCGCGGTACGAGTGCTACGGGTACGTCAAGTCCGACCAGGCAAAGCTGGAGGCCAGCGGCATCATGGGCGAGACTGTGGAATTCGAGTCCGCGGGGGAGATCTACTACAGCGCGATCTGACGGGAAACCGCAGTGAATGCGTCCCGGGCGCAATCCGGCCGGGGCCGCCGGGGGATGGCAGTCCATCTCCTGCCATCCCCTGCGAAAAACGTACTGCCGATCAACGTGGGCGGGAAAAACGAAGCAGCGGGAAACAAGCGGACAGCATAGAACGTAAAAACGGAAAAACACAACATGGGAGGGAAACGTTGATGGAAGACATTAGATCCAAAATATTGAACTACCTGAGCTTGAATGAGCGCACGGTACAGTTTTGCGGCGAGGACGTGCTGGTCACGGGAATGACAGTAGCGATGCGCAACCGGCTGGCCCGGGACGCGCTGAACGGCGACGGCACTGTGAATACCGGTAAGCTCCTCGACAAGTATCCCGAGGTCCTCATCGAGTGCGTGAGGAACAAGGACACTAAAGAGAAAATTTTCCAGGCCGCCGATCGCGACGCGATTCTGGCCCTGCCGTCCTCTGAGACTGATAGGGCCTTCAACGCCGCCATGGAACTGAGCGGCCTGGATGGCAGCAGAGTGGAGGGAGCCCGAAAAAACTAGCGGAGGACGAGGCCCTCTTCACGCTTTTTCTCATCGCTTACGAGCTGAAGATGCCTGTGGGGGAGCTGCAGGAGCGAATGGGCGGACTCGAGCTGGCGCTCTGGCCCACGTTCCTGGAACAGTACTACAAGATGAAATACGGATCGCAAAACGGGTGAAAAACAATGGGCAACGAAGATATGATAGTCAAGCTTCAAGCCGACGTAGGAGAGTACCTCGACGACATCAGCCGGGCCACGGACGCTTTGAAAAAGTTCGAGGAAACCCTTGGCCGAATGCCGCAAGAGATCGACATCGGCTCTCAACTAGGTGATATATCTACAGTTATCGGCGACCTCGAAGGTCTGGCCGATCTTAATTTAGATGTAATATTATCCGACATAGCGCAAAATTGCGCCGATCTCAACGATAGTTTAACCGCG